ATTGGCAGCTCAAGCTTTTGGAGGTTTAAAAAATATAGGATTTGCTGCTTTAGGAGGTGGTAGATTAGGAGCTGCGGGACAGAATTTACTATCTGCGGGACAAGCTAATATAAACAGAGGGTTCGCTGCAAATCAATTAGCAGGTGGTGGTTTAGCAGGAAGAGGTCAAATGGCTAAAGGCACTCTTCAAAGAGGGGCTGGTGTTGGCGCAGGAGCAGTCGGTCCTTTAGTGGCAGCCTCTATCGCGGCAGTAGGTATTGGTGCAGCTTTTAATGCTCTTACTGGAAAGACTGAAGCTCTTGGAAAATCTCAAGAGAGAGTAGCTGATTCAGCCTCAAAAGCTGCGGCTGTATTAGGTGGATTGTCTGCCGATGAAGCTGCGAAGGATAGATTTATAGATAGTAGGGCTGGAGCAGGGGCAGATATAGCTACAAAGTTTTTAGATAAAACTTTAGTTAGTGGACTTTTCCAAGAAGGTAAACAGTTTGATAATCTTTCTAGTGCAATCGACACAGCGCTACAAAGAGGCGCTACAGAGTCAGAAATAGATAAGCTTTTGGATGGACTCAAAGAAGAAACAGGGACAGACTTTTTCAATCTTAAAATAGGAAAAGGAGGTGGTATAGGATTTGGAAATATTACAACTATCGATAGTAATGAGTTAGCTGAATTAAGTAAAGTAATTTCTCGTTTAGGAGAAGCTGATCTTGGTAAGCGGTTCAAAGAAATAACCGAATCTTTAACTGAAGAGCAAAGACAAGGTTTGATATCTGGAGATGCAGCCACAATTGCACAAGTAACCAAACAAACAGGGCAAGGTGGTAATAAACAATTAAGCGAAGAAGCTATAAAGTTGCTAGGGGCAGATTTAAAAGCTTTAGAAGCGGAAAGGGAAAAGACTACTGAAAAAGAAAAGCAGAAAAGAATAGATCAAATAAGATCTGACGTAGCTAAATCACAGCTTTCTTCAGAAATAAATTTAGCTAAAATAAGAGCAGAGGCTATATCTAATGATGAAATAGCCCTGAAAAGAAATGAATTTTTAAATAATCTTAGTGAAGTTCAAAAACAACAGATACAACAAAGAATTTCTCTGAAACAAATAGAAAACGATATAGACGGAAAAATCGCAGATACACTAGTCAAGCAAATTGAAAGTATCGAAAACCTAACTTTGGATTCAGAAAAGCAAACAGCGCTTAGAAATAAGTTGGCTGGATTGTCTTTAGAAGAGTTAGCTTCTCAAGAAAAAGTCAAAGAAGTTTTAGGTGATATATTTGATTTATCTAAAAAAACACCTAAAGAACAAGAGGCTCTTATTAGAGGTATAAACGGTAGTGTGGCTGCGTTAAGAGATGAGAAAAAGTTAAGAAAAGATAATTTAAAACTTTCTACTGATATAGGTATATCTGATGCTAAAAGAGCAGAAGCTTTAAATATAAGTCTTTCAGAAGCTAGAAGAAATAATTTAAACCAATCTAGAATACAAGAATTTGGAATGGGGTTTGAATTAAGAGATATAGCTTTAGAAAGAGCGCAACTAAATCCGAATCTATCACCAACTGCTAGAGCCAGAGCAGAAACAGGGTTTGTAGCTAGAGAAGGAAAGATAGCTATTCAACGAGCAGAAGAAAAAGCTGTAAATGATACAAGAGCAGCGATAATAGAATTGACGAAAGCTTTCCCCGCTTTTGAATTTAAGTTAAAAGATCTGCTTGATATTTTAAATAAATTTGGTGTAGGGTCTTTAAGGGAAGTCACAGAAACATTAGGTAAAATAGGCAGAGGGGAAATATCTGGCGCAGCAGGGCCACTTAAGGGAGATAAAGGACAAAAATTTCTCGATGCTGCTTCAGACACATTACAAGCAGACAGAGACATTCTTACCGCTAAAGACATAGCTGACAATAATAATAAAGCCGCTAAAGCTCAAGAAAGATTTGCAGACGGATTCAAATCTTACATGGCATTGCTTACAGAATTTACGAGAAGCTTAAGGCAACAGGCCGAACAATTAAAAGTAGATTTAGTTACAGCTAGAGATGGCTCTAGTATTTTATCTAATATAAATGAACAGATATTCACTAGGCAAGCTAGAGGTGGTGGAGCTGGGGCAATTGCTCAAGCCTCAACAGATTTTGCTGTAACAGCTCTAAGAGATCAAGCTCGTTTAGCTGGATCTGGTAGAGAAGCTAGAGGATTTACTAGACAAATAGATATCGTTAGAGAGCAACTCGACCTAAAGAGACAATTTGTTGAATTACAAAAAAATGAAGTTGTTGATGAAAATAGATTGAAGAGTTTAAAAGAACAAATTCTAGATTTAGAAAAGCAAAGATTAACAGTAAATGATTCTCTTAGAAATCAACTGGAAGATGAATTCTTATTCACAGAAGAGGATATACAAAAGAAATTAAATAAAAATTTAGTTTCTGGAGCTAGACAGTTTGTTGACACAATAAGTGACGGCATGGCTGATGCCATAGCGAAAGGTGAAAATTTAGGAGATATTCTCAAAAAAGCGGCAGCAGACTTTTTCCTCCAGCAAGCTAAAAATCAGTTCAGTGCAGGTTTTGATCGAATAACATCAACATTATTCCGTAACACTGGTGGCCCTGTAGTCGGAGGTTCTGGCACTAGAGATGATGTGCCAGCCCTTCTTACTGGAGGAGAGTTCGTTATGAGAAAAAGTGCGGTGCAAAAATTTGGGCCAAGGTTTATGGAGGCTATAAACTCTGGTCAAATTCCCGCTTTCAATACTGGTGGATTATTTACTCCAGGAACATTTGGACAGGGAGCGATAAGGGGTAAAAGAGATTTACTTAATTTTGCTACACAATCATTCACAGCTGGACAATTTGATAGGGTTTCTGGTGGCGCTGGATTCGCTTCTATCGCATTGGAGCCACAAAGTGCGGCTCTTACTATGTTTGGTAGAAGAAATAGCCCACAGTTCCAGAGGGAACAAGCTTCTAAGAAAAAAGCTTTTGATTTATTTAAAAGACAAGTCGATAGGGAAAAACAAGCAAGAGAGAGTGGCTCTGGTCTTAGTTCTCTGTTGAAAAATTCTTTATTAGCCTTTGGTGTTGGCTCTTTATTTAATATGGGGACAGGAGGACTAGGAGGAAAGGGAAGCGCACCTAGAGCTACACCTGTTAATCCAGACGGGACAGATATGAATTTCTTACAAAGGTTGATGCTGCCATTTAAGAGGGCTACTGGAGGAGCTATTCCGTTTGCAGCTGGTATTGATACTGTTCCTACTATGTTATCAGGAGGAGAATTTGTTATGAATGCAGCCGCCACACAAAGAGTGGGCAGGGGGACTTTGTCTTCAATCAATTCTGGTGGAGGCGGCAATAACGGGGCTGTTATAGGTAAGCTTGATGAGTTGATTTCTGTATCTGAAAACCAAGGAGAAACAGTAATAAATATTACTGTAAACTCTGATGGAACTTCTAGTGAAAGCGGAAATGGAGACGAAGGACAAACAAATCTTGCAGTTAGAATAAGAGATGTTGTTAAGCAGGTTATTGATGACGAGAAAAGACTCGGAGGATCTTTAAGAGAAGTTAGGACATAATGTTTGATACAACGCTAAATTACGACTGTCACTTCTTTATATCTGGAGTAGATGGATCGCCAGCAGCAAGAGAGCTTTCTGGCATAGATAGTTTGGACATAGGATATTCAAATAGCAGTAATATCTTAGCTCCACTAGGATCAGTCCGTGGACTTACAGCTGTTGGTGGCGCTACTAATCAAACTGTTTCTTTTTCTAGGTCTCTCATATATGATGATCCTGTTTTAGATTTTACAGGAGAATCTGAAATAATGAAGGGCAGTTTTAATTATAGCAATAATGCTTCCTACGGATTTTCAAGCGGATACCTAACTTCATATTCTGTTAATTGTGCAGTAGGTTCGATACCTAAAGTCAACGCTAGTTTTAGTGTTTATGATGAAATGAAAAGTGGGGTCAATGCTACAGGAGTAAGCTCTAATAATATATTTATACCAAGCCAAGGATCTATAACAGCCACTTGCGATAATAGCTCCACTAATAGAGTTGTTGGTTTTGATTACTCTTTAACTGTAAATAAGCAGCCATACTATAGTATAGGTTCTGAAACACCAACTGAAGTAAAGCATATAAACCCCATACAGTATTCTGCTAGCGTTCAAATAGACGTAGATGATATATTTTTACAAAGTGGATTTAGCTTTTTAGATGCGGGTAGAGAAAATAAAACTGTATCTTTTTCTATAAAAGGAAGAGACGGCACAACTCTCCAAAATTTGACTATACCAAAAGCTTCTTTAGTTTCTGAACAATTGACTTCAAGCGCTGACGGAGCCGTTCGTTTAACCCTTAATTATGTAGGCCACTCATGAGCGAAAGCCTGTTTTATAATAGAGATCAAAATATCTCTGGAATTACTATTCCCTCTAGCTTTTCTGCTTTAGGAGTAACTCCTGTTTATGGATCTACTGTCGAGTTTGAATCTAGGGATAATAATTATAAGACAGATGATTTTTACTATAACTTGATTCCAATGTCGCCTAATAGCTTAACTGCTAAGTTTGGGTTAAAGTATGACGTAAATGAAGCAAACGCTAGAAAGCTAGCTGTATTTTTTGAAGCTCAATCTGGTGATAATAATTTTAAGTTCGCTCCAGATAGTTCAAACATATACAAAGAAATGACAGGTATTTGTGACAGCTATGGGATAAGCTTTGTAAATAATCAACGATACCAAGTAGCAGCTAGCATAAGCGTAGATCACGCTCCGACCCTAATGAACTGGTCTGGTATGGGTTCTTTCGCTAATTTAGATTTTCAAGGCTGGGTTCCTTCTGCAACTTATAAAAAGTTTGACATAGTTTTTAGTGGCATAAATCAAAACAAGTTAGATAACTTTTATTACTGCACGGGAGATCACTCATCAACAGCTACAAATAGTCCTACTGGAGATTCATCCATGTGGAGTCAAAAGTTCTTTTTTGATCCAGATATAGGAACTCAATCTAGTGTTCAGATAAAAGCGGACAAATTAGAATATAAAAATTCTTTTATACAAAGATTTAAGACTAATGATAATATTTCTACTTTTGATATTAGTTATACTTTTAATAATATTTCTGATGCCCAAACCAAAAGCATGATACATTTTCTAGAAAATAAAGGAGGTTACAGAAGATTTGAACATCAGATACCATCTGTTTATAACCGACCAAAAGTATACTATTGTAACCGATGGTCACATACTTGGAACTATGTTAATTCTAATACTTTAAAAGTGGATTTTAAAGAAGACCCATTAGGAGTAATACCAACAGGAACATAAAATGGCTAAAAATATTATAAAAAGTTACAACTCTATAGTTGCTGTTCAGGATGCTACTGTAGCTTTTTCTACAGCTAATCAATCACTTCTACTTCACAAAATAACTCAAGGATTAGAATATTCTATTGGTTATGAGCGGCAGCAATCAAAACAGATTGGATCTCAAGATCTTTCCACCAACGACATTTTTCAACAACCAGATGTAAATTTAAATATAACTTATATCCCTGAACCTAGTTTTTCTAATGAAGTTCACGGTAGATTTATAGACAGTAAACCAGTAGGAGGACTGTTTAAGAATTTTTTTGACCCTTCTGATGTAAATGATTCTACAAATTTCTATGCGTTGATTACAAAAAATGCAGAGGATAGTTATTTGAATAAACTTCAGTTTTCTACTTTACAAAATTTTGATGGTGACGAAGCCATCGCTTTTGGTAATTGCTTTCCAAACTCTTACGCATTAAACTATTCGGTTGGTTCTCTTCCTACAGTTTCCACATCTTATATTTGTTCTAACGCAGTTTTTGATCCGCTAACTGGAACATCTATGGAAATGCCAGCTATAAATATAACAGGTGGAAATAATGATAATGTAGGAAGAACGCTTTTTACATTTGGTCTTGATTTATCAAGTCAAGTATTAGAAAAAGCGCCTCCAGTTGTTAATCCAGATAACACTGCTAGTGATGTTACTTTACAAAACCTAGAGGTCGGGGGACAGATAATATCTGGAAAACATTTAGTTCAGTCTGTGGATATGAATATATCACTTCCTAGAGTATCATCTTATGGATTAGGAAATGAGTATGCTTTCAATAGAAAACGACAGTTCCCAGCAAATGGAACATTTTCTGTCTCCTCTTTAGTTTCTGGATTAGAAAGTGGAGCTATGACTGGCGTTTTAAATTCTGATAAAAGTTATCAGTTTGATTTAAAATTAGACGCTAGTGGAAAACAAATGATTTACAGAATAGAAGACGCTAAATTAGACTCTTATAATTACTCTATAAATGTCAATGGCACAATGAGCTACGATGCTAATTTTAGCTTCCAAGTGACTCAATCAAAAGGACTTAAGGTAAGTGGAACTTCTTACTAATCAAAGTCAATTTTTACATTTTTACTTTCGTAACCTTTTTCTTTTATTCTGTTAGGATGCTCTGCTCCGTTACGTTCTTTTTTATAATTATCGTAAAATTTTTCTTTTACAGGATCTAGACCCCCAGCCTTTTCAGCTCTTTTTGAACTTAATTCAGCAGATAAATCCATCATATCTCCTATGGTTCCTTTTTTATTATAAGTAGCGTCAATATATTGTTGTTTACTAAAGGGATCTATTGAATTGTCAATAGATGCGTTGGGAGCAAGGAAAACCCTGCTCCACTCAACGCCATCTTCTGAATATTTGTGTTCATCATTCATCCCTTGGAACACCTCACGATATTCCTCTCTTTCAGGATGTTTATAAACATAAATAGGCATTATTTAATTTCTATTTTTTTCGCCTCCGCAATTGCCTTTTTGGGGAGA